TGCTCGCTCTACTTGTCTCACCTTCTCAACAACATCTGCAAAGGCAACGAGGATCATTTCAACTACCTCACCGGCTGGATGGCCACAGCCGTGCAGCAACCCGACAGCCCAGGACACACCGCTGTGGTTATGCGTGGGAAACAGGGGACCGGCAAGGGCATATTCGCCAAAGGGTTTGGGGCGCTATTCGGGAGGCACTTCCTGCAGCTGAGTGACCCGAAGCATCTGGTCGGTAGCTTCAATGCGCATTTAAGAGACTGCTCGATCCTATTCGGGGATGAAGCCTTCTACGCAGGCGACAAGAAGCATGAGTCCATTCTCAAGACTCTCATAACCGAGGAAACGCTGGCCATTGAGAAGAAGGGCATTGACGTCGAGATATCGGCGAACTACACACACCTTATTCTCGCCTCCAACAGTGATTGGGTCATACCGGCTGGAGCCCAGGAGAGGCGGTTCTTCGTTTTAGATGTCAGCGATGACGAGATGCAGAACACCGACTATTTCGAGGCCATCCTCAAGCAACTTGACAACGGTGGGTACGAGGCGCTTCTCTACATGCTCATGCATCACCCGTTGGACGACTTCAACGTGAGAAAGGTGCCGCAGACCCTGGCGCTGATGGAGCAGAAGATGTATTCGATGCAGGTCGAGGAGGAATGGTGGTTCGGCAAGCTGCAGGATGGCAAACTGTTGATGGAGCACGAACACTGGCAAGAGACAATTATCGTAGAGGAACTCATAACTGACTTTATCTTCCACAGTTCGCGCCATGGTGTTAGTCGCCGATCCAGTGCCGGTGTGATCAAGAGGTTCCTCCAGAAGGCCTGCAACGGCAGGTTGGGAAAGGTCCAGAGTGCTCAACCCTATACCCTCGACTTGGGCCATTGTCAGAAAGTTCTCAAACGCCCTTATTCGTTTGTGTTGCCGAGCCTGCAATTTTGCCGAGACGTGTGGGACAAGGAATTTGGAGGCCCATTCCGATGGGACGACGAAGCAGGGGTGTATGAGATGCCGGATAGATTAAAGACCCGAGCATATGAGCCGAAACCAGAAGAACCAGAAGACGAACCATACGAGCCATTCTAAGCCATGACTGCAATAGAAACACTAATGAGCCAGAGCCGCACTGTCATGAACGTTGCCCAAGAGAGGGAATTGTTCAGGCGATTCAACGAAGCTCAAGACCGCATCGCAGAGATAGATGCACTTGACACTATAGACGCCAACGCCCAATACCGTCGACGCCGGTGGGTCAAGAAATCCCACGCCCTGAGAGAAGAGATCGTCGAAGCCAATTTGGGGCTTATAATCTACCAATGCAGCCAGCGTGTCTATAACATGATCGAGCAAGACGAACTGGTCAGGGAAGGGTTGATTGTTCTCAACAAGTCCGTCGATAAGTTCGAGCCCAAGAGAGGCTTCAAATTCAGTGCTTACGTGTGCGCTGCTCTCAAGAACAACTTTGCACGTCTCCATCGCCAAAGCTATCTCTACTCCAACCGGTTCAAGGCGGCTGACTTTGATATTGTGTCAGTTACCAATGCCGGTACAACAGAGCAAACGTTCTGCGAGATGGACGTGCACGAACTGCTTCACAACAACCCCGCTGGTCTGACGCCTGTCGAGGTGACCACTTTGCGCAGGCGGTTTGGTATTAACTGCGCACCGGAGACGTACTCCAACCTTTCGAAAGAATTTCGGGTCTGCAGAGAGCAGGTTCGACAGATCGAAAAACGAGCCTTGAAGAAACTCAAATCACATCTAAGCCAGAGGAGAGAATTATGAACATTACCGAAACAGTGAGAGACTTTACCCGTGCGTGCCACGAGGACCTACCGGACAAGCCAGTTCTCATGAGCCAGAAGTCCACACAGTTCTTGACCAATATGGTCAGCGACGAATTAGCGGAACTCGATTCAGCAATGACGCTGCATGATCAGGCCGATGCTCTGGTCGACACCATCTACTACATCGTCGACACAGCGGTGCGACACGGGATGAACCTGGACAAGATCTTTGCTCTCGTGCACAATGCCAACATGAAGAAGGTCGTTCGTGGAAAGGTCATAAGACGTGAGGACGGCAAGATCATGAAGCCTTCAGGATGGAGGGATCCAGGATCGGCGATTGCCCTTGCAATGGAACAGCAAGAGCGTTTCGGGTCGTTTCGTACTGCACAAGGGACCCCAATCGTGGGACAGGTGCAGAGCGCCCTTAACAGCCGCCGCAGTTCGATACATCAAGTACAACACCTGAACCGTCTCCTGGGCGACACATTTAGCTTCGACGAAGTAAAGGCTGCAGTGGAGGTGTTTCACTTCCTGGAGCAGGAGGTTGCTGAGAAGGCTGGTGTGGATCTCGAACCTGCGGATCTGGTATATTATTCCTACTGGATGGAATCGTACCAGATTGTCGACGTGATAGGGGCTTGGGAGTCCTGTCTAGTTGAGGTGCTGTACATAGACGACGAAAACCATGAACATCGTTGGTGTGTGACCATGCCACTTCCATTCAACGTTGAGAATCTAAAGCCGATCCTTAACAAGGAACGTTCTCGGCTGGAGAACCGCATCACCGCTATAGCCGCAAGGAGAATCTAGTGCGAGCCGAATTGCCCAGAGAAGCGATACTGATCCCAACCATGGTGATTAGGGATGAGGCCGGTCTCCAATACCGACCGGAGGTGCTCACCGTCGATGCCCTGCCGGCAACACCAGGATGGACTATTGAACTACCGATGGTCCAGAACTTCACCAAGGTGTTTGAGATGTGCCCCAGTGGTAACTGGCGGTTGATGTCGAACATTGAACGAGATATGATGGCATTTCACCTCAAGTTCGAGTTTCCTGTTTCATCTCCTATGGCCCAGGAGGGCTGGCCAAGTGTTGACATGAAGATGATCGAGGAAGAAGCGAGAGAACTTACCGAGGCGATCGCAGAAGGGGACAGGTCACACATAGCGCAGGAGGCCATGGATACCATTTACATAGCCATGGGTGTCTTAATGGCTTTCGGCATTCCCTTCCAGCCGGTTTGGGACATAGTTCACCAAGCTAACATGGGCAAGGAGGTCGCACCGATGGACATGAAGCCTATTAAGCCAGAGGGGTGGGAGGATCCACTTTTGGAGATTCGTCGTTTGCTTGACGACCCACCCAGCCATCTTGAGTCTTCTTTCTTCGAATCCGATGGACTTCCGTTCTAGCGTCTATCTTGTCAAGTTCAAGTATGCAGTCCTTGCACACACACGTAACACTGTGATCTTTCAAGGCGCTCATCAATAGCTGATCTTAATGTATCCATCTGCACCGTCCTGTCCAGGGAAGGAACCACTACCAGAACCGCCGACTCCACCAGCACCAACAACATAGGGGATAGATGCCAACGGAACCACAACCAAAGTCGCCACCGTCAGTGCACCGAAACCAGCACTCCGCCATTCTGCAACACCACCAAGTCCACCGGTAGAAGGTCCACCAGGTTTTGATCCACCACCCCTAATATGAAAGTCGCCTCCAGATCCTTCTCCATGTCGTGGAACAGCGTCTGAGCCGCTGCCACCAGCAGCAAGTATGGTGGTGTCAAACGAAGTCTGTACTCCAGCTGCCCCACCAATGTCGTTTGGCAGGCTACTTCTCCCACCACCACCACCACCAGCTAATTCAACCCGAATAGATGTGACACCTGCTGGGACGATAAAGTTGCCTGCACCAGTCGATGTGATATAGACCTCTGTTGGTAAGTTGGAAGGGAGACCTGTGAGCAAACTACCGTCCAGCGCTGGAAGCCCAGGAACAGCGCCACCAACATCAACGATCTCAAACAGGTCACCAATGGCCACCCCAACCGTCTCAAGTGCAGCTGCCCCAAGGCCCAGGTTGGTGCGAGCCGCCGCCGCAGTCGTCGCATTGGTCCCTCCCTGGGCTATCGGAATGAGGTTGAGGGTAGCTACGGAACCCAACCCCAAGTTGGTCCTGGCGGTGGATGCCACAGTTGCACCCGTACCACCTTTCAGGATTGGAACAACGTCCTCTGTGGCCACGTCCCCAAGGCCCAAGGAGGTGCGTGCTGAAGGTGCGTCCGTGCCGCCAGTACCACCATCGACCAACTGGAAGGCGATCGGTGCGTGGGTGGTCGGGTTGATCTCCCGTAGTAGCACATCATTGGTGCCATCAAAGATATAGATCTTCCAAAGAGAAGCAGACACATCGTCTATCCAAACCATGCCTGCTTGGGCATAGGTTGGACGAGAAGTACCCTTGTGGGAACTATTCAACGAGTCTCGCCAACTATTGAGATCCGATGCCAAAGCCGTTCCACTTTTCGTGGACGGATTAATTGTTCCAAAGTCGAATTGAGACATGATTCTATCCTACGTTTCTAAACGCCCATAACCTCTGGCGATGTAATCGAAAGTTCGTTCAACGCTTCCACCGTCGAAGAACTCAACATCAAAGCCAGTTTCATCAGCATTCGTTATTTGATGATATGAATGGTTGCTGCCCACTGACTGCCCGTCCACTGCAATAGCTGGTACCACGAGAAATGCTGGAACAAAAGTGATATGGGTTCCGCCGACCAATGCAGTGAGATCCTGGCCAGATTCGATCCGATCAGGCATATCAAGTATCATTCGCAGTCTAGATATGCTTGGTGTGATATTCAACGCGAAGCTGAACAGCGTGACCTTGAACTTGAAGCTGCGACCTACTTTCTCACCGATAATCAACGGCTCGTATGGGCCGAACACTGGCGCTGGGACTGCAGGTTGAGGTCCCTGACGCCACTGTATCACATCATAATACACCTTGGGCTTCTTACCACTACCTGAAGTAGCTTGTTCTATGCGCAAAGCGTCAACAGTGGTGGCCAACATCAGGCCCAGATCAGCGAGCGGAATGACTACCTCTTGCCAAACATCTTCGAGACTAGTATTCAAGTAACTCTCAAGCGTAACCTTCGCCCCAACCTGGGCAGCAAGGTTGGTATCATACCCATAGATCTCAATGCTCTCAGTGTCCCAATCCTTGTCGATGTTCACCTGCATGTATAGATCATCGTATGTGGTTAGATCGAGAGCACCACCTGGGTTGGTGAACTGTCCAATGTCCCCAACACTGCTGTTGTCCTGTTTTACTGACTTTGTGCCGTCAAAGGATCGATTGCCGTCATTAAACTTGAACTTGGTACCGACTGGTTCCGAACCTGTCCAGTAGACCGTGTCTGTTCCGTTGTGAATGAACTCTGGTACCCCGTCATCGAAGAACCCGTCATCTGAGACTGCCACTTCAACTAGAAGGTCCCATGTTCCTGGGTCGGCTCCGCTCAGTGTTTCAACCTCGGAAAGCGTTGTCCAGGAGGACATAACATTGTTGATGTTCAGCCCGTCAACCAAGATATCTGGCACCAGCCTGACCCCGAAGACGTCACCAAGGTCGGCAATATTATCAAACTCGTAGGTACCGACAGGGAGCACATCACCACCGGAGGTGTCTAGCTGCAGCAATGCCCCATTGAGAACTGTGTCAACCTTTGTGCCCAGGAAGGTTGCTTCCTCGATGAGCGTTTCAACGAGGTTCAGGCCTCGCAAGCCACCAGTCTCTGATGTGACTGTCGCCTCATTAAGGCTCTCAACCCCTGAAGTATCAACAGACTTGATTAGGTACGAGCCAGCTGAGGTCGGAACTACAAACTGATTCATGCCCTTACTGATCGAAGCCGCAAGCGTAACTGAAGTCCCCCAAGTGGCTCCTGTCACACGGGTGCTGTACTTGATAATGTAGTGAGACAGGTCCAGGTCCAGAACGGGATCCCAAGTCAGATACGTTTGTGTCTCGTTTACGTCGATATTAAAGTTGGTGACATCAGCTGGAGGGATCAGCAGGCTTTGTATTGAAAAGCAGAAAGTGATGAAAGGCGAAAACTGACCTAGAGAGGTGATTGAGCGAACGCGGAAATCATATTGACCCACACGGGTATCGAGTAGGTCCATGCTGGTGCCGTTGGTTTCGCCCAGGAATATGAAGTCTGGATCCTGAGGTCCTTTGTACGCAGCCTGATATCGTATCACCCGAGGATCGTCTGCTGGTGTCCAAGAGAGTGTTGCACCTGAGCGAACCGACACACCCGAGAGATACAAGAACTCCTCAACCGAGAGCGATTGTGGTGAACCGATAGGACCCGTGGGCAGGATGCTGAAGTTGGGGTCTTCCAAGAAGTAACCTGAGTCAATGGGGTGATATTTTGTCGGGTCATGCAGTAGGCCAGTGACCTCGTAAATGTTTTCTTCAATCTCAACAACCGCTATGATGCGGAACTTGCGTACAGCCGCATCAGTTGCAGAGAGGGTCCACATTGCCCCGTCGAGAGGCACTGCACTGAAAGGTGCCTGGACCGGTAGTGCAGTGAAGTCCCCACTCAACAATGCAGTCAGGGTTTGGGTCTCAATAGTGTCGTCTGGCAGCACCACTGACAACTCGTATGTCTCGGCATTCGACAGCGTTACAGCACTGTCAATATTTATCGTGTTAACCGTGCTCGCCAAGTTGGTACGACCACCAAACCGAACACCCGCAATCGTAGGATCAGCCACGTCGATGACGTCTCCTGGGCGAATATCGGCATGGTCGAAGCTGCACCGGTAAGTGACAGTCTCTGTTTCAAAGCGTTCACTGTCTAGTATCCAGTTGCCCAGACGGAATGCTTGCCCCTTGCTGGTGCATCCAAAGGCAAGCACATCAACCTGACGCCAAGAGTACAGCTGAATCAGCGTAGGATCCTCGACAACCACAATCCCAGGCTTGTACCCATCTTGCGGGTCATTCCATGTTACAAGTGCAGCGCTGTGGCGAGCCTTCAACCCTGAACCATTGTAGTTGAACATGCCATCTATCACGTTGGCAGGGGCAACCAACCTCGTTGCATCTGTTGGACTATCTTGTGTCGCCACCACTGCACCGGATCCCCAATAAATCATTCCACGGAATGCGGAAGCAATAGCTGAGACCACTTCGTAGGCTTCGGCACGAGAAGCGATTGTTCCGTTGAAAGTGAACCGAGGCTCCTGGCCGCCGAATCCATCGTCAATCAACTCGTCACAATATTGGCTGATCGCATACAGCGAGAACTTATCAACTGAAGGAGCATCAATCGATTCCCCCAACCCATACCGGTTATTGGTGAGAATATCATACAAGACCCAAGCTGGGTTGTCGCTCCAAGCTACTTGAAAGCCTCCACCCCAAATACCGGTGTAGATCCGTGTGATAGGATCGTAGTTGTCGGGCAACTGCAGCTTGATACCCTTGATGTCATATCCACGCTGTGGGATGCTGTTGCCAAACTGCTTGGCATCGACCGTCAAGGCTACGAGAGCCGAATCGGGATACTCCAACTTGGCATCTATCAATCGGGTGTAGCTTGTCCAGAACGTCTGGTTCTGGATGTTGGCCGGTGGGTCGTCTGCAGTGACCCTTGACACACGAATATCCCAAGGCGCTCCACCGGAGCCGATCGGTAATTCCACTCGATAAGACTTTTCATACGGACTCGTGGTCTTCCCAGCGATGATGTCTCGTCTTGTAAGAACGAAAGCACCAGCTGATTCTTTCACTTCAATGGTGATCTCAACCTCACTACCGTTCAGGTCACCGTTTGTGGTGTTCTGGTCAGTCAGCCGAGGGACTCGAACCTTCACCCGAAGAGCATCAGTATTCGCGTCTGTCACAGTCTCAACAAGCGGCGTGTCGTTACGAAATTCAAGGTTGACAGGCACTTCGGTTTCAACATTGGGGAAGCCCTCGACCGGTACCTGGGATGGTGTCCCGTTCCTGGTTGAGATGGCCACACCGTTGAAGTTGAAGCTGTCATCTGAATTTTGGACTGGCGTGCCGTCGAAGTACACGCCCTTCAGCCCATCTTGCAGGCCCTCAATCTCGCCCTCAGACACAACATCAATAATTCGTGCGGTTGCCACAGACTGCAGTGTGTTTGGAGCTTCCTGGGCAATACGAACATCACCACCACCACCCTTACCACCACCGGCACCTTGTATAGGAGCATTCACAAACCAATGTCCTCCACTGCAAGCCCAGTAGAAGCGACAACACTACCTGTTCTCATTCTACCATACACGAGAGGAACAGGAGTACCTTGAGTCGACACATTCACTGGACCATTAAAGAGAAACGAGGGACGGTCATCGGCCTTCTCACGTTGCTCGAAACTTCCACCATCAGGGACGGGCGATAGCAACTGAACTATACCAACCAGAGAAGCAGCAATGAGAATTTTACCAACCGGTACAGTGAATGCTGCAGTGCCAACAGCGACTTCAAAAGTAATACCAGCAACAAACTGGATACCTAATATGATGCTTTCCACCACACCAGCCCCTTGTGCGACAGGGGTGATGGTGAACGTATCGGCTTGACCGAAATTCATACCTAAGCGATCCTCAGTCAGCACATCAACCAAATCACCGTGGTGACGACAAAAGCGATAGTAGCCCTCACACAGATCCTCCATTAACCCAGGAACCTGCAGCAGCAGGCCACGCATCGCCTCGTTGGGCGTAGCGACCTCCATTTGATACGGCCCATACTTTGACAGAGCGCCTTCAAAGATAACATTAATCACGGTATCTCACCCAGTGTGTGATGTACTTTTTCCATCGCAGAAGAGTATCCCGTCTACTGATCCGCGCAGGGTCATAACCGTTTCGGCTTGAAATATGGTGGAGTATTTGGTTATTGCCCAAATAGACACCACCATGATTCGGGACTGGGCTTCCAATCTGCGCGAGAAATACGTCTCCTGGTTCTGGGTCGTCCACTCGATAGAAACCAGCTTTCTCGAAACCATCACGGTATAGGTCACCACCCTCCTTCCACCACAGCCAGGACCGAGGGAAAACAGGCAGTGTCACACCCTTAACAGAGCGGTAATAATCCCGTATGAGGGCGTAACAGTCGGTAACACCATGTTGGAAGGCTCTTCCCACCAGTTCGGGCATCGGAGCTTGGTCTCCAAACCAAAAAGGATTGTGGGCGAACTCCGCATCGCACACACATATGGCCCAGGGAACCTGCATGCTGAGTTGACCTCGCATATCCGATTCGCTTGGGAACGGGTTGCCGTCAGGATGAGAATGCACAATGGCCAACACCTTGCCCTCCAGTGCCTGCATGTCCTTGCAAGCGATCTTGAAGTTGGCTACTGGATCCTTGGCTACATTTATCAGTGCAAAGTACTCAACAGATTCGGAGGTCTCAAGAACCACCCCGCAGCTTTCCTTGGGATGCTCAAGCACAGCATGCGCCTTGATCTGAGGATATAGGTTCTCATACATTATCCTGGTATCCTTGCCATGCCTGGAAAGGCGCGTGTGGGGAGGATCCCATGAATGCCGAACCGTAACCGACAATCTGTCAGCTTCTTACCACATTGGTCCTCTGGATCAGCAACCGGTGAACCAGTGCGATCAAAACTCGGGACACCAACATAGGGACAGGTGGCCTTGCTGTAATCAAACGCTGAGATGCCGTCCCACTGGCGATAACGGTGTGTGCATGAATCCTTCAAACACTGACGCCCAGGGAGAATCTTACCCTCTTGGTCCATCTTGGCACTAAGTTCCCACTCGACGAACACCTTGTTCTGGTTGGTCTTCCGTTCGACAACATATATGTCGTCAGGGAACCGAGCCAGCGGGTCTGGGTCAGAACCGAGATCGAGGAACTGTCGGAAGGTTCGAATGCGAGTAAACCTTGCTCCCACGACATCGCTGAACTCCTGGAT